GGCAACGCTTCCTTGTGTTGCAACTGCGGATTGTAATAGGCCAACTGCGGTTGAAATATCTGTAACTGCTTGCGTTCCTAGAGATACAATCGTATGCGCTGGAATATGTTGTCCACTCGTTACAATAGTCGAAAGGGTGGTTGCTGACTGATTTCCATCTAAAATTACTAAGGCCATATGGTAGATTCCTTGTTAAATGCTAGCGAGATAAAAACTGTTTAAGAAATCTGAGAAGTCATAGTTTCTTGTTCCATCGGCTGTTGGGTCTGGAGTGACGATGAAAGATAGGGTCAAGCTCCTCTGCCAAGCCCTTTTGCTTGCCCTAATGCTTGGGGATTGGGATGTAATTCTTCCCATAAATATCTTTAGATCAGTTACTTTATCTTGAACCTTTGCAAGTAGGGTGTCGTTGTTGCTGTATAGTGTTGAAAATATGCTGTAATAAGTGTCATCAAAAATAGACTGTGTAGTGCGAGCGGTTGAGTCTGAGTAGTTAAGTTCAACGCTTATCTCGAATACACCGGAATATGGAACGATTTGCTGGCTTCCAATAGACGCATTGATTGAGGCATAAGGGAACAACCTTAGCCCTGTTCTGTTTGTGGTATATACATTCAGCCCCGAGACTGGGGTTAGTAGGCTCGCCAAGGCATCTTCAACTTTAAACTGGGGAGAGGTCATAGCGATGTGCAAGTTGTCTCTAGGGAGATTGTTTTTGACCAAGTACGATTAGCAGACAACACGGCGGGGGATTCAGAGATTACATTAGCAATAAAGACCTTGAGCGTGGCCGTGGTTAGAACACTAGCCAAGTTTGGGCTTTGATACATTATTTGCAAAATCTCTTGGAACTTAGAATCAAAGGCCGCTCTAGTTGTAGTGTCTGCTCTGGTCGAATAGGTGACTGAGATCGGGCATTTGAAAACCCCGCTATTAGGAATGATCTCCTCCGAGCCAATAGACGATTCAACCACTAGGCTAGGCAATAGTCGAAGTCCCTCTGTGTCCCTCTTGAAAATGTTTAGGCCAGTTGAGGAGAGGGCGGTTGCCATTCCGTTCTCTAACTGCCTCTCGATAGAAGTCATTTTAAGTTGTCGGGTCGGCTACATCAATGGTGTATGAAATTCCGTCCGTGCTTTGTGAGTATCCAGCGATCATTCGTTCAGCCGTTGCGATGGTAATATAAGAACCCACAACAGGAGGAGCAGAGATAGCAGAGGCATCCACAACAAGGCTCTGGGTTATCTTTAACACTTCACCACCGATATCTAGCTCCACCGCATAGGCAAGGTCTGTGACAGAGGCCGAGACAGCAGAAGTAGCAAGACCAGTTACCGCCGTGTATAGGTCGGAAATCATCGAATTTAGGTCTGTCTTAAAATAGGAAGTTTGGATATTACCAGCCATAAACTCACCCCTAGTGTCAATCTGCTTTTATCATGCCGTCAAAGTCCCAAACATTCTGCACCGCAAACTGGTTTCTCTCTGGGAAGAACATGGTTTCTTTCTCCCTTCTAACTGAGGATGCCAAGATCATAGGCGAGCTATTGATGCCCCAGAAGTTCTCTGCCCCCCGAATCGCCCTTGCCATTTCCGCAACGCTCGATGCCGTGTAGGTATCTAGCCCCTCGATCTTAATGTCTGCCGTTGTAAGCACATAGAAGTTGTCCTTGCCTAGCTGTTGCCTTGCATCCTTTATGAGTGAAAGGGGGTCTCGGCGGTCGCTTTGGCTTATCCCAAAGGGTGCTACTAGGTTGTACTTTTCTGGGAGTCCTTTAGCTGGTTCATTGTCTAGTAGATCGAGGACTATGTTCGTCTTGTCTGCATCCTTAATTTCTGGGTGTGAATAGACAAAATCGTGCCAAGGGATTTTGCTTGTCATAAAAGCCTCGTAGCGAGTTGGCCATATTTCTAGGTCTATCTTATCGCCTTTGTTTCCTCGCTTACAATAAGAGACCATTTCAAAGACTCCCGCATATTGCTCGTAACAATCAATGAAAACCTCGTGGCCTTTGTCGGCAAGAAACTTGGCGGCGGGTAGGCATCGAAGGACATCCCCAAGACGCTCCCGGTAGATAATGGTTTTAGCGGTCATCAGCCACGCTCTTGTCTTGGAGATGGTGAAAGTATTCGGATAATCTAACTGGGCCAGCTGTCTTTTGCAGTTCTTTCCATCCATCCACCAGCCCACTATACCCATAGAAATCTTGCTTAAACTCAACTTGTTTCTGGATGGCGTAGGCATAGTGATCGAACACCAGCCCCCAAGTTTCCGTCACTCCCCTTGGTACTAGGCGAGATTGGATGTTGAGCCGTGGTGGTTCGTGGCTGGTAAAGCATACGCCCTTGCCCCACTTCCAAGCTCGCATCCATTCATACCAGTTAGACCCGAATCCTTCCCTTGTAACTACTCGCTTGTTTTCGCCTACGAAGAAATTGCAATGGAACTGCATCGTACATCCATCCTCTGCCCCCTTTAGACATTCATAAATTTCCTCGATCTGTTCTGCTCTCCACATTTCATCGCAATCCACCTCCATAACCACACCAGAATCTACTCCAAAGAGGGCTTGCTGAATCATCTCTAGCTTACCGCTAAATGGTTTTCCTTGCGAATAAACAACAACATTTCCCCCTTGGATGCTCTCAATATATTCGTGCGTTCCGTCTATGCTCTTAAAGTCCTTGTGCCATTTGTCGGGAACTTGCTTGCACCAGCGGGTACATCCAAGAGGCTCGCTCACTCCCTCCACAATTCGCCATTGCCAAGGGATTTTCAGCTTTTGAAACTCTGCAAGATGCCTCTCGATAAAGGGCATCCCATTGAGAACGATGGTGAAGATGGTTAGCATTTTAGACGGCCATAAATAACGCTTATCTCTGGGCAGAAAGAAACAGGGTCATGGCGGTAGCACTCAAAACCAATAGACTCGAACCAAGCCATAAACTCCTTTAGCCATAGATCAGAATAGTGAAGTTCAATGGCGATCTCCTTTAGTGTTCCTACATCTGCAATCTGCAACATCCTTGATTCCTCCCCCTCTATGTCGCATTTGATGTGAGTTATTAAGTTTTCCTTAATCAGTCCTTGGATTTGCTCCGATGATTCTATCCTTTGGCACAAGAATTTTCCCTCGGGATATTGTTTGGCTAGAGATTCAATGTCTCCTTGGTTTGTGTCGATTCCCATATAAAACTCTGGCTTTTGTAATAGGAAGTATTTTGCCGTCCCGTTGCCCTCTTGCCTTTCTGCCTCTGTCCAGAATCCGCATCCCAAGTCTAGGACTCTTCCACCCTTAACATTGATATGCTCCCAATGAATCTGTGGGGCTTCTGATGTAATTACTCCCCTAGTCATAACTGAAAGATGGATGCCCCATTCCTGCAAGACATATCTTCCCAGAGTAAGGTTGCGGTTCGCTTTAGTTTTTCGTGGTTTGCGTAGTTCTTAATGTCGTTCACATCGTCTAGGGCTATGATTGCTTTATCCGCTAGGAAGGGTCGGACGCAACGCAGTTCTGATTCCCCAGAGAAAGGCGAGCCATCAATCAATACAAAGTTAAAATCCACTTCATGATCAAAGTGAACATCCTCGATTGCGCTTGTCTTGTATTGGTAAGCAGTTTCAAGACATACATTATGCCAGCCCAAGACTTGTTCTAGTGGGTACTGGTTGAGGTTGGTTTTGGTGTTTTGATAGAACTCCTCAATATCTTTCTTGTTCAGCCATAGGCTTGATAGGGTGGCTGTGCCATTGATTGCCACTCCCCCTCTAGCAGATAGGTTCATAGCGTGTCGGCCTATGCGGTCGGGGTGGTTCTCGATGCTGAATAGTTTCTTTGTCCTAATACATTGCGTTGAGCCGTCCCCTGTTCCCCCTCCGATCTCTAGCCCTACAGCTAGCCCCTCGCTATATTTTTGAAGGGCTTGGCCAAATGAGTCGTGGATGCTTACTTCTTGCATTTTGCCATTTCTTCTAATGCCTTCTTGATCACATATTCGATGACGGCTTCTGGGTCTTGTTTCAAGGCAAACATCCCCGCTTCGTATAGTGCTTTCTTGGCCTTGTCATCATAGTTAATATCTACATTAACGAACTTGGTTTTACAGGGATATGACTTCCCGAATGTAATCATGCCAAGCCCATTGGTATTCTCCCCCTTTTTGGCTTTTCTACATCCAATTATTTGCTTTGCGCTTTTCATATATGGCTTTGCCTTTCTCGTAGTATTCTGGTTTATTGTGGTTCTTAAGTTGCTCGTCTGGGTTGCCCCCTGCAAACATAGGATTTTCGTGTCTGAAAACTAAGTCCCGAGCCTCAATAACTACATCATCGGCGTATGCCCTATCAGTATGTTCGTTGTCTCCGTAAATCCCATCGCTCTCTTGGTAGTCTGGGTGGAACATATGCCCCCCTTGCTTCCTTAGTCTCTTTTGCGTTAGAATGGCCATACAGAGCAGTTTATCTGTCCTAAGCCCATCTGATACTGCCAAGACTCTCTCGGCCTCTAGGTTGCCAATCCTGCTCAAAATTAGGGCATCCCAATATCTAGGGGGACTCCAATCATCGCTCATTTGTACTATCACTTCACTTTTGGCTAGTTTAGCCCCAGCGTTCCAAGCATTGACTATGCCGCCGGGATTTACCCTAATTGCATCGTGCGGAGTGTAATTAACTTTCTCATCGTGATCTACCATAAACAACCACTCAACTGCTAGTGGTTCTTTTGCCAAGGAAAGCCATTGAATCTTTCTTTGAAAAGCCATCTCTGGCCGCCCCCTAGTAGCGTGAATAATGCTGATTTTTGGCTTAGGATACATATTCGATAGCTTGGAAACTTCCTCTTTCTTGTCGTAACAAAGGGATGCTACTCGATAGCCGTCTAACGCTTGCCAATCATATATAGCGTGAACTTGATTCCAGTAGTGAAGGGTTGGCCTTGGCATTGCCATACAAGCCCTTCCAGAGTGCCAAGCCTTCGGCCAATCGCCCCTAGTTGAATACTCTGCCATTAAATAAAAGTATGCCTCTCGGCGAATCGGGTTTATGGCAATCGCTTCCCCCAAGTATCTAAACCGCTTTTCATTCTGCGAGCATCGTCCGAGGTTGCAGAGAAGTTCATATTTAAGAGTCTCGTCTAGGTCTTGGAACACTAAGGCCCTTTCCCCTACTTCAATGGCCTTGTCTATCTGTCCCCTCAAGAAAAACTCTTGGTGTTGATAGTAAAGATTGAATGGGGCAGAGGTTAGTTCGTCGGCTAAAATGCGGTGGTTTCTATCGGCTGAATCTGCCTTACTTGTGATTGGCCTGTGAATCCTAAGTATCCTATCAATAGCCAATAGCTTCCCCCTATCATTTGGCTCTAGGGCTTCGTGTACTCTATTCCTCCACCTACCGCATCCCTTCTTTAGTGCCATCTCTCGAATGGGATTGAGGCCAGCGTTCTCGACTAGGTATCTAAAGCAAACAATTTCAGCCCCCACCTTTTCGGCTTGTTCCAATCCCTCCTCTAAAATCTTCTCCCCATCATCTGCCATTACATCATCTGCATCTACCCATATCGACCATTCGTTTTTACAGGCTTCTAGGGCGGTGTTTCTAGCTGAAGCGAAGTCATCTACATGAGGCCAGTCCAACTTTTTATTTTGATAATGAATAATTCTAGCACCAAGAGAAAGTGCAATCTCCTCCGTCTTGTCTGGCGTAGCTGTCCCCCTAGCCATACATACAACAACCTCCTCTGAGATTGGCTTAAACGATTCAATGACTCGCTTGATGTGGGCTTCTTCATTGCCAGCAATTAAATAAAGGGATACAGGGATTTTCATTTGGGATTTCAGTAAGGATTTCTTAATTCATAGGGATGTCAATTAAAAAGAAAAGGGGGGACAGGCTTTCACCCATCCCCCCTCTTCGGGAATCAACCACCAATTTTTATCAGCTATAGGTCGTGGTGATACGGACGGCGGCGTTCGCATCAATGACTTTCTCGGAGGTGTTCATGCGAACACGGAGAACATTCGAACGACGAGCCTCATCACGATAGCTCTCTGAGACGAAACCACCGGGAGCGTCATCAGACCAGACCAAGGTGCGTCCTAATCCACCAGCGGTGAATTGGCCACCAACCACATTAGCAACTACGATCTTGGTGTCGGGTACGATGAACGAACCAGAATACGCCTTGTTTTTGTTGGCCGTATTGTAAGCCGCACGTCCGATGTAGACATTGTCTACGCCGAAAGCGAGGGCGATCTGTTTCTCATCGAGCAAGCGTCCACCAGTATTCGAAACAACTCCGTAGAATTGGTTCTGCAAGAGGGTGGTGCGACGAACACGCTCGTACACATTGGCAGACATGATGACCGCATTGGCTTCGTAACCTAATTTATTCAAGGCCAATTTACCAGCCGCAACATCCGCAGGGGCGTTGATCGTGGCCAAGTTGCCTTCAATATAGCTTTGCGTTGGGCTAATATCAGCCGTGGTGAAGGGGGTCGAGGTTGCCCAGAGCAAATCAGCCACCCGCTTTTCGTGGGAGAGCTTGATCTGACGGAGCAAGAACTTCGCCGTTTCTGCTTCGAGCGAGAAGAACCTATCGGCATCAGCGCGGAAAGAATCGTCCAACAACTCTTCCAAGCCTGTTTCTTGGCAATCGTAGGTATCAGAAGTGAATTTACGAACCGCACGGGCGTATTCGCTACCAGCGTTCCGCTTGGCCGCATCAGCGTTCAAGAGGTCAGCATCGGCAGTCTGCACTTTGAGATAAACACCACTCTTCGCCGAAACTGGCAAGAGAGGCATAATCTCCGCACCGATCATTCCAATCGAGGCGGGTGCTTCAATCAAGGCTTGGTTAATGTCGGCACGAATCGTTGTGCCACCAGAAATAAAACTCATATTATATTATTCTTTCTTTTGTTTGTTGTTTATTGTTTAGAACATCGGGATCGCAATTTCGATCACAGCCGAAGAACTTGTCGCCGCTTCGAGAGCAACGCCAGCAGTCACGAGGTTTGAAGCCGCCGTGGTGCAAAGACCAGTCGCATCGAAAAACACCGTGTTACCAACTGCCGCCGTACCAGAGACGGTTGCGAAGAAGGTTGGGTGGAACATCTTGACGGTCACAAAACCAGCCGCCGCAACATCTTCTTGCGTCACGCCGATTGCTTTGGTTGCACCAGTTACCGCAACATTGATAAACCCAGCCGTTGTGGTGTCGGGCTGAACGAATCGGTACGCCGAAATAGCGGAAGCCGATCCGAATGTGCGAAATGCTGAATCAATTTGAGTAGACATTTTCTTTTATATCCTTTTGTTAGATTTTGGTAATGCCACGGCTGAGAGCCTCGGCATATTCATTTGGGTTAGACAACATCACCGCTTTCATGGCGGAGAGCTTCGAAGTCGCATAATCGCTATGGGCGGCTACGAGTGCTTCAAAATTCTTAGGTTCAACTTTTGCGGGAACTTCCACAGCGGGAGAAGCGGAGATGGGCTTGATGCCAAACTCGGTGAGAACTGCTTTGAGCTTCTCGGCCATTTGGCTTTCGTCCTTCTTGGCTTTATCTTCGGAGGAAGGAACATCAGCAACTGGTGAGCCTTCCGCTGAATCTTCAGCTTGATCTTTTGCTTCGTCGGCGGGTTTCATAGCGGCTTCGAGAGCCTCTAGGCGAGCTTTAAGTTCGCTCAATTCGTCCATATATTTTTTGTCCATATTCTTTTCTTCCTTTTTGTCAAGTATGGGTTCGTGTTCTACAACGGCTTGTGGAAGGTCGGTTGGAATACTTGCTCCACCCGCCATATAACCAAGCTTGCTTCCAACGGCGAAAACAAGCATCTCCACATCGTTACTCTGAAAATCTCTGAACTTCTCGTTACTCGCTGGGCTTGAAACTAAGTCGGCTGATTCAATCCTTTGGGGGCGAATGTAGTCTTTTCCCTTGATTGTCTCAGATTCATTCAAGAACGCTAGGCTCACTCCGAACTGGTCGGGGGCTTCGTTGGCCATCTCTTTGACCAATTCGTAATGGGGCGAACTTTTGAGTAGGTGTAAGTCTGCCATCAGCTTGTCTCCATCAATGCGGGGGTTGCGGGCAAAACCCAAAGTATCTTGCAAACCCGATCCATGATTCATCTTTACCTTCACGCCGTTAGGGGCTTTGGCCATTAGCTCATATGCCTTTTCGATAGAGGTCTTATCAATGAACAGATCGTGGCCTCGGGCTTCGCCTTGGCTCAAGATATAGACATTAGGTATGATTGTAGAATCTTCCTCTAGTCTAGCTTCCTTGCGTAGCTTCTTCTTGGTGTCTCGATAGGTTTGGTAAGCCACCGCCGCCCTCTGCTTGGCTTCTGGAAAGGTCTTGTTCGCCTCTGCGTGTCCCATAAACCGCCCCACAAAGTCTTTGGTTTTCTCGCCTTTTTTGGGTGTGAGTAAGGGCATATAATTAAACTAGGGTAAGGAGATACTTTAACTGGTTCACATTGCCTAGAATCTCATCTCGGATATTCAATAGGTCTGTGTCCCCTTCATTCAAGTAGCCCGGTAGCTCATCGGACAAGAAGGAAATGAACTCATCGTTATACTCTCCAAAGGTTTCGGAGTAGTTGTCTAGGCTAAAATCAAAGGTGGAAGCGGAGATGATTCGGCCATATTTGCCCATGTAGGTCTCAACAAACTCATCGATGTTCTCTGTAAGAGATTCGTAAATTTCCCCGAAACTCTTGTGTTGGCTATAGCTTTTGGTCTGCCAATGGAAAATCTTGTACTGATTCTGGTAACTCAGAAAGGTTGTGAGAATCGTTTCGCCGTTAGGGTTTTCCATAATCTTCCTTACCTTGTCAATTATTTTGCTTTATCTTTTAGTGGCCCGCCAACAATCCAAGCGTCACAAGTCCTTTTGGAAGCACACTTAAAGTCAAAAATCTCGCAGTAGCCTAGATCGCCGCCAACCGCTACTTCATTTGCATCCGCACCAATCCCCTTCTTGATGCATCCTAGAAGTTTGTTGGTCTGATTAAAGGCGGCACAATTACCGCATCTCATCTTTTTGGCTGTCTCTACATCGCCTTGAAATTCGTCAGCCTTGGCTTTCCAATAGTCCTCGTTAGGTTCATTCGGATTGGCTGGGCCATAGTTCGCATCGTCCACGGCGTTCTGCCTGTTGGCTAGGTTGGTCTTTACGTCTTGCGTTGCGATAGGGCAAGAGGCGGGTTCTTCTAGCTTCTCGTCTCGGCTGTCCATTTGCTTAACGAGTTTCTTGACCCAAGAGAATCCAGCGTCACCGCCCCATCCATTCCACGCTTGCCAGCCCTTCCCTTGATCGTCCCAGCCAGCACCCTTCTTATCTACTTCGTGACGGCTGAAAAAGGAGTGCATCCTTCGAATTGTGTCTGGTGATAATTTCTTCCCTGCAATTAAGTCCCTCGCCCTAGCAATCCCCACAGAGGTCATTCCCCGCTGGCTAGGTGGTTTCTCCCCACGAACCGCCAAGGCTCTCTTTGCCGATTCCCTTGCTCCTTCGGGTGGGGTGAAGTCGATTTCTGAATACTTGCCTAGTTCACAAGAGTTTATGATTCCAGTAATCAACATCTTGAGGCTTTCGCTATCTAGCTTGGATAATTGTTCTAGGTCTTCGGTTGCCGTCTTTTCGGTAGGTTCGCGCTCCTCGCCCACATCAATATCGCCATCGCTTCCAGTTGTTCGGCTGATTGTGTCTTGCTGTTTGATTGAGGGGACAATGGCCACGGCGTTTTCGTCTTGTGGTTCTTCTTGCATCTGTTCGGGCGCAGGGGTTGGCGAGCCAAAAGCGGGGGCTTGAATTGGTTTGTTGATATCTGAAATTGTGTCTGGGCTTACTCCGTATTGTTCGGCCAAGTCTTTAATTAGTTTAGCCTCTAAAGCCCTCTGCCTCATCGAGCTTTCAAAGTCTAAGCCTTTCTCTGCGTATATGGAACTAGCTGTGGTTAGGCCACATCGAAATTCTGAGATATTAGCTATTGATTCTCTACCTAAATCTATTGAGACATTTGCCCCAAAGTTAAAGATTCCTTTGGTGCTTTTGCCTCCAAGGTTGTTCTCAATCAATCCCCTAGAAACTCCATCGGCGATTACAATGTTCTTGAGGGGGCGAAGTACCCGATCTTCTAGGAGCTTTTGGTATCTTCGGAAGGTGCGCCCTGCTTGTTGCATTTCCAGTCGAGCAGTTGGGCCAGACATCGAAGAAGGGTCAACGGCGAAGCTGTAGGGGATGCCCACGCCCATACATATATTCCTCAATAGGATTCTATGGAACTCTGCAAAAGCCCCACTAGGTCGGCTTGGGCCGTCTGGGAATACAATATCCTCGTTCACTTCCAAATAGCTGATCTTACCCGGCTCGATGGTTTCTAGCTTGATTCCTTGGTTATCGGCGTTCAAGTCATCAGTAAGAGTGGAAAGGTCGGAAGCGTTGTTGTTGTTCCGCTTAACGATTCCAGCTTGTGAGCTTGCCAACTTCGCCGCCATCTTTTCAGAGGCGATGATTTCGTAAAGATCAACGCAATCATTGATAGCAGTATGAAAAGCTGAGATTCCCCTGTACTGATCTATGCGAAGGGGGTCGTAAAGGTGAAAGGCTTGGGTGGCTGGGATTGTGGTCTGAAAAATGTAAGCGTTCCCGTAGGTGCGTAAATAAATATCATAACCAACTGGTGCTCCTGTCTCTTGGTCAATATGAATCCCCCCGATTAGGTTGAGGCTGGTATATGTTCGGTTCGGGTCTCCTATCCTATCCGCTTCAATACCTTGCAGTTTCAAGTTACCATCTTGCGATCTGACCAAAGCAAAAAGAAAATCACCATCTCTCAGCATGCTCATCATTGCAATCTGCATTAGGAAAGAGCCTGTATGCCGTCCCGATAGGTCGCATTTATCCCACCACTCGTTCCAATACGCTTCGACATCCGTGTTCACGGAGGGGTTGTCTGTTCTGCATTGATAGGAGATGTTACCCGCACAATGGCTTGCAAACTTCATCAATAGGCCACGCACTAGGCCAACATTTTCGGCTAAGTCTCTGGAACGCTTTAGAAGTTCAACCCGATCATAGTTAGAGCGGAAACCTTCCGCACCAGCTAAAGAGGAAGGGCCACGCCGTTGTCTGTTGTATTTTGTCGCATCGTAGTCGAACGCTGTGAGCTTTGCCCGAGAAGCAAGACGCTCCACTCCTTTTTGGGGGCTAACGAAAGCAATCGCCCTATCCAGTATGTTCAGCCCAACTTTCTTCACTTAGGCCATTCCCAAAGATCGTGACGGGCCAAACTTTGCGTAGGTCGTTCGGACTCGTTGGCCAGTTGCGGATTGAATCGCTAGGGTAAGTTCTGCGATAGTGGACGAAACTTCACCGAGGTTCGCCCTTGAAAAAGAACGCCCAGCTATCGAATACGAGCTACCCGCCACCGCTATTGCTTCTAAACAAGTGACATATTTATCACGCAGAGAAGTTAGGGTGGCTAAGGGTAGCCCAATAAAATCACCCCTCGCCATTGATTTCCTCCTCTGTCAAACTTGCGGGTGAGATTCTTAATAGCTTGTGCAATCCAGCACCCACAATGTTCATGCACTCGCAATCTAATAAGTGGTTTTGCTTCCCAATTTGCTTCCACACCATCCTTGTCCTTCCATTGAGGGGATTCTTCACCGCTACCTTCACCTCTGCCCGAATATGCGTGTGCCAAACCTCGGGGGCATCATCGGCCACGAATCCGTCTCCGTGCAAGAGATTCGAGAAAATGTCTTTTATACTAGGATTAGACCAACGCCAAACAGGGCAAAGCCTCCACTTCCATCCCACTCTTGATTGACCAGTTTTACCAGAGAGGGGATCGCCATTGGAAATTCTTGCAAATGGTCGAGTGACTTTCTGCTCCCCCACGATCTCCGAGAAGGAGGAGCGATCTGAGCCAACCAAGGCAATCCAACCATGTAAGCAACATTGATAATAGACATCCCTCGTCTGATCGCCCGAATCTATAAAGACCATTTTAGGTTGTACCTTAAACTCGTCTGCCTTTGCTTCAATGTCTCCCCAAGTTTCAAGGCGGCCAGCCCATACCATCCTAGACTTGCCTTCGTCATTATACGCTCGAACCAGTACCCAAGTATGAAAGCCACCGGACTCTTGAACGTCTACACTCATCACGCACTTCTCGCCCTCCCTCACTTCGCCCATCTTGTAGCCTCCCGCCTTAATCTCTATCCGTTCTTGTTCATGCTCAAGCCAAGGCTCGGCCAATACTCGATTGATAAAATCTTGTAGCCCTACGATTCCCGCATACTTATCTTGCAGGAACTTCACCGCCAAACTCCCGAATGTAACCCACGGAGCGTAGAGGCCGTTGAGGTGGTAGGAGCGCCTAGCTGGTTCGCCGTTGGGATTAGTTGCCCTCCATTCGCCTCCTCGAAGCATGGCGGTTTTCTGTCCATCGGTGATTGGCTTCTTACATCCTTCACATTCATAATAGGCCGAGGATTTTACTAGGGCGAAGTCATACACGCTATCCTCTAGCTTTGCTTTATCGTCCCACTTGATCTGTCCCCAAATAAGTTTCTGCTTCAATCCACAATGCGGACAAGGCACAAAGAAGAATCTCATATCCCCTTTAAGCCATTCGCTCCATATCGTACTATCTGCCGTAGTCGGGGTGCTAGTGGTTATGATTAGATGGTTCGGGTAGGTGCTAACTCTCGCCTCCGCAAGTTGCAACGCTCCCGCTTCTGTTTTGCTTGACCCTGCCTCTGGATATTTGTCCACCTCATCGAGCATCAAAAGGGAGACGCTACGAGATGCAAGATTGGCGGGGCTGTTACTTCCCACAAACCAAAGGCTCATCTTTCTAAAATGCTGTTCGAGAATCTTGATCTTGTCTGTGTTGTCGGGCTTTTCTTTGGCTAGGGCTGGGCAATCATCAATCATCGGCAACCATCTAGTTTCTGAGAACGATCTAGCAAGAGCCTCGGAGGGCATCACCCACAAGGCGGGACAAGGCCGCTCGGCTAGTCGATAGGCTAGGCCAGCGAGAATCGTTGTAGTCTTGGATGTCTGCGCTCCCCAAACTAGGCACACTCGTCGAACTGAATCATCCCCGAAAGCCTCAAGGGGTTCTCGGACATAGGGAGTGAGGTTGGTCGAGTACGCACCGGGGATGTTCGTCACCCTTGCCGATAGAGTGAGATTCTTCTCTGCCCATTCTGGAATTGAAAGATGCTCTCTGGGTTTGAATAGTTCCCTAGTAAATCCGTTGACTTCTTGAATTGGATTATTGGGCATATATTTCTTCGAGGGGCGTTTCTGTTAAGTCTTGCTCTTTTGCTTTGCGAGTTTTTTTAATCTCAAGATATTTTCCGTATGCCTCGCTTTTGGGTTGGGTAAATGCAAGACCCTTGCACCACCAATCATTTCTAAGAAGAACCTTACACATTCTTCTCCAAGAAGGAGCTATTCTTTTGTCCTCTAAGAGCTTGGGGGCTTCGTCTGGTATTGAGTCAATATATCCACGCTCTAGCCACCATCCGATAAATTTCTTAAATTTTACTATATAATGATCTCTTGTTTTCTTGGGAAGCGACTTTAACAATAGATTCGTAAAACTTTTCCATGTGTGTCCGTCTGGCTTTGATATTTTGTTATATCCCATAATGTTCCCATTTTCTTGAACATAGAGCGCACCGCTGTTAGCCCCATTAACTCTGGATATAAGTTTGAACCAAGTGTGCGGCTCTAAAATGTGATACAACCAAAGCCCTCTCCTTTGATCATCTCCATATGGCTGGCACAACCTTTGCTTACTAATTGGAACACCCGCCTTATGCATAAGGTCATATATCTCATTATGTTTTTTGTCTTTGAACTTTGCGTGGTATCTCCAAATATCCTCGGTTCTCCAATCATAAATTGGATATATGTTGTACAAATTGTCTTCTACTCCTGTGGTAAATCGTTTCCCTTCGTGCATCTTCTTGTCTTGCAAGGCTATTGTTCTGAACCTATTCAAGCTTTCATCTGCTCTAATTCCGATAAATCCACCAGTTTTTGCCCCTCCAGAATACCATATGCCCCACAATACCATAAACTCCTCAAACTCCATTCCAGAAACAAAAAATGGGTAATAGCTTTTATCTTTAATTGCCTTGGCTGGTGGCTGTCTTACCCATATTTCACTCTTTCCCTCTTCCCAGCAAGTCCACCTTGGCTCATAATTTGTAACCGCATTTCTTAATAACATGGGCAGACATACCCAATGAAGGTCGATATTGCTTGCATAATCATTCGTCATTTGTTCTAGGTGCTCGATTGTTTTTTGGTATTGAGCCTCAAGATCAATTATCAAAACTCCTACCTTCCGATTTCTTTTTACGGCCTCTTCCAAGACAAGGTGTAGCATTACGCTACTATCTTTCCCACCAGAAAAGCTTACATATACCTTTTCAAAGACATCGAATGAATAGCTAATTCTTTTCCTTGACGCTTCCAGAACGCTCTCTGCGCTGTATTTTTTTGTTGTAGCCATTAGTTTAGTTCCTCGTCCTTCCTCGATTCAGCCTCTTTAAGTGTTGCTGTCTTTTCATTTTTAGATTCCAGCCATTTGTTTAGATACTTTAATGCCGACATATTAGCCGCTAGCTGTTGTTCCTTTGTAAGCAGATTAAACCCCCCCCTGTAAACAGAAGGTATTTGTTTTTCATAACAAAGACACGCTTGCCCTAGCCACGCTATTCTGTTCATGCTTTCATTGCTAAGGTTGTGCTCGCAAGAGTTAGGCCACTCAATAATTACACGACCCAATGTGGACTCAAAATGCTCTGTATTTTTAAGAAAATCAGCGTATTCTTGCTTGCATTGATCATCGTCAATCGTGTCGTTTTGAGGTTTGTTATTATAGAATCCAGCCTTAAAACATTCCCACTTATTCCAAGGATGATATATTCTATTCATGAAAGATTCTCGGCTTCTTCTAGGGCAATAAACTCGTCCTTGTTTTCGTCAATATCCCACGATTGCGAGAACTCTTGATCATTGAATAGTTCTGATAGTCCGCTTAATTGACATAGCCTTAAAACTTCGTCTGCCTCCATTCCAAGCTCCCTGCTTATTCTATCGTCTGACCAATTTCTTTTTTTAAGGTCAACCACAATATCGGACATTGCCTCCACCCGGTGTTTCCCTCTAGCTCTATTGTGTCTTATCGTTGCAGCCATTCTGTCTGTTTTATCTGTTCTGTCGCTCCTTATGCGCACTAGGGGCAGATAGCCATTGATTCTTTTTTGAATGTCTAAATCTTCTTTACCGCAACGATGCCTATGGAATCCGTCTATTACTTCATATTTTCCATTTTCATCTGGCATTGCCACAATCGGTTGGGTGTAGCCATCGGAAGAAATTGATTTTTTAAGAAGCTCCATTTCCGGTGGGGCAACGCTGTTCGGGTTGTAATCATTCGCATGGACATCTTCAGATTTAACCCAAATAACACAATCTACTGGTTCAGATGCGAATGGGCTTATTGAGTGTAATTTGATTCTGAGTTCGTTAATTGCCTCAATTTTTTTGTCTAAGGGCAACTTGTTTATTTCGGCTATATGTTCCGATATTAAGGATTTCATCTCAAACTTTTATCAAACATTTCTTAAAGCGTCAAGGTTTTTATCTCCTCACCATAAGGCTCTTCTCATAAGCCCATTTCGGATTCATATGAATCTTGTGATGGCAATCAAAACAAACCGCCAAGAAGAACTCCACCTCATTGAGCCTGTCCCCGAATCTCCCCCGCCTGTGATGAACTTGGCTTGCTACGCCTGAGCATACTTGGCACAGAGGGTTGAGAGTCAGGAACTTTTCCCTTACTTCCTTGTAAACATCGTTCTGCAACTTTCGCTTTTTAGAGACTCGGCGTAGCGGGGTCTTGCGCTTTAGTGGGGAGCGTTTCATTATATTTTCCGAACAACAAATGTATAGGCAATAAGAAAGGCGGCATCAAACCAGCCCAGTTTATGGCGACCGCTAGCCGTTGTTAAAACAATCAGCAAGTAAAGAGTTATAATCAATGGCTCACAGAATTTAAAGATATAGTCGATTGCTGTTTTCATTCGTCGAATTGTGAAAGGCTAAGGCCAAGGATTGATATGGCAACCAGCAAAAGCAGGAAGCACTCGTTCACTTGTTAATCCACTTCCCAATACACTCAAACAAGGTGACGATCAGATAGGCCAGGATGATGAAGCCCCAGAACGCCACATTGAGAATCACGACTGCGAGCACTATCCCAACGGCTATTTTTAACGCTAATATCATTTGAATTCTCCTTCTGCTTTTTGGATGGTGATAAAGATTTGATCTACCCCTTCTTGAATGGCCACCTTCGCACACTCCGGGTCAGAGGGATTGGCTCGGGCTGAAAGGGAGGAGGGCATTGCGTCCATTAGGTTGCGGATTGCTCCGAACCAAGTTGATATGAACTCCTTAACCTCGCCCATCGCAAGGGTGTTGCGCTTTCTAAGGTCATAGTTCTCCTTTGCTTCCTCGGCTATGATTAGGCTCTTTTGAGCGTTGATCTGTGAGTCAACCGCCGCCCTCATCGCCACCGCATTGCCCTCGGCACTAGAATTTTTAAGCATCGCATTGGCTTCTAGTAGGGCTTGTTCTGCCATCTTGATTCTTGCATATGGGCTTATCCAGTCACCTTCTTCTTCTTGAACCTTTGTTGACTCTATTTTGATTGGGTTTTTAAGTTTGCCCCCGCCCCTGCCCACTCGTTTCTGGTTCGCAATCCTCCAATTTTCCGCATCGCTTTCACTCTGTAATGGCATCCCTCTTTTTACCATTTTGGAAATCGCCCCTGCGCTTATTCCCCACTTTTTAACGAGTGTATTTTGAGTGATCATCTGCAACTAGCTTTGAACTAAGGGTTTTCAAGTCAACTCGCACAAAATAATCGCGCTTCGGAACC